GGAAGACCAAGGATACGATTCTGCACGTCGAAGTAGGCCGTGGTATAGTTACCGTGCTGAACGGTAATGTTCTCTTTGGCCAGGAGGCGTGCGAGTAATGACTTCGACTCACTCATTATGAAAAGAACTTCTCCATCGCTGCAAGGGCTTCGTCAACGTTATTACACTTGGTTACATTACGCTTAGCATCCTGGTGGTCGGTGAGTTCCTGACGCGTGATGCCGTGATAATCGTAGTATGCCAGAGCATTGTTGGCAAGAGCCTTGAACGTCTCTTCGCTACCGGTATCGTTTTCCCAGTAGTACTCAGCCTCCTGAGCGTTATGAGAGAGTTCGAGATAGGTTTCGATAATCTGTCCACGATCCATCATGATTACATGCTCCAGTAGGTTTCGGAGGCGGGCGAGCAGGACAGAGGAGTATCCTCATCCTCAAGGTAGGTTTTCCCGGACATCAGGTTGGTCCGTTCGACCATCGGGAACTCGGTGATACGATCGCACTCGATGTCGTCCATCAGACCGCGAACGAACAGCAGGTCCTCGTAGCACTCGGTACGAAGTTCGGCATTGACGTCCGAGTTGTCGCGGATCATGTTGTCCTTCTTAGCAATGACGGCCTCGAGAGCCTTGAGGTTGCGAAGAATTTCTTTCTTGTTGAATTCCATGGTAGACTCCTATGGTTCCTTTCCTTAACTGTTGAGTCTATTATATAACTACCATGGAGCCATGTAAATAGTCTATTTGATCAATTTCGGAACAAACTCTGTTCCTGACAGGAAAAGATGGGTCCCATCACTCCTCGGGAGTCAACGTCGAAAAGTTGTGCTCCTTACGCGCGACCATCTTGTGTTCGAACTTGCCGTCGAGCTGATCACCCTTGTGCGAGATGACGAAGGTGTTTGTATCCTCGTCCAGAGTGTTCAGGATCTTCATCAGATTATCGACGCCGTCTGTATCAAGACTTGAGTCGAACGTCTCGTCGAGCACGAGCAGGTTGGTCGAGGTCGAGTTCTTCATGCGAGCGATCTGACGCCAGGCAAACAGAAGACTGAGGTCGATACGACTCTTCTCACCCTCAGAGAACGATGCGTAGTTAAACGCGTCGCGATAGCGAGACCGAATGGACTCGTTGAAGCTCTCGTCCAGATGAAAGGACACAAAAAAGTCTAGGACCTGCAGATACTTGTTGATCAGATTGTTCATGACCGGCAGATACTCGCGAATCACCTTGGTCTTGATACCCGAGTCCTTGAGCATCTCTGCCGCCGCCTGCTTGTACGTCTGTGAGCTCATTCGTTCGAGCTTCTTCTCGGTCAGACTCTCCTTTTCGTCCTTAAGGCGACGCAGTTCATCGTTGGCCGCGGCAAGATCACCACCCTTACCGTTCAGCTCATCGATGGCAGACTGCGTATCTCGAATCGATTTCTGCAACCTCTCGATGGTCGAATTGTTATTATGTAGTTCCGACGTCGCTTCAGACACTTCGTTTGAAACTGAGCGGAGCTCCTGAAGATTTGATTCCAGAGCAGACGACTCTTCAGTGGCATGGTCCAGGGCCTCCTTGAGTTCGCGAGCCCTCTCCTTTGTTTCAGATAACTTACTTTCTCGTACGTCCTCACGAATAGATTGTGTACATGTCGGACACGTATCGTTTTCTTCGTAGAACCGCGCGTCTTTGACCACCGATGATATCTGCTGTTCAAACTGAGCCTTGTACCCGAGGACCTTCTCTCGTTTGCCGGAGAGCTCTGTGATTCGCTCGTCGACACCGTCTCCCTTTTCTTTGATCCACTGCGAGAGATCCGAGTTTCGAGCCTGTAGAGTCTCAATCTCTGACTGATACTGAGTGATCTCATCGCGCTTTTGTCGAATCTGTTCATCGTTCATCTCCGTGATGTCTCGAATATACTTTTGCTGTAGATCGATCTTTTCCTTCGTCAGACTTACGGTATAGTCGATCTCTTTAATCTCTTCCTTGAGAACCGACAGCTGCTCCTTAAGAATCGAACCCATCTTAGAGAAGATCTGAATATCAAGAAGATCCTCAATGACCTCGCGTCGTGTATGAGCCGGCAGCTGCATGAACGGAATAAAGCTCGATGAACCAAGGACTACGATCTGATGAAACGACTTATGATTCAACTTCAGAATCGACTGCTCGAGATACTTCTGATAGTCACGAGCGTTGGCCGACTGATTAATTAGTTTACCGTTCTGCCAGATCTCAAACTTATTTGGTCGAATGCCACGATAGACGCGGAACGAGTGTCGGCCAACATCAAAATCGACCTCGATCTCCGCCGCCTTCTCGTTAATCGAGTTGACGAGCTGATCCTTCTTGATGTTACGATGCGCCTTACCGAACAGACCAAATGACAGGGCATCGAGCATCGTCGACTTACCGGATCCGTTCTCACCAACGATCAGCGTCGATCGATATTGATCCAGTGCTACCTCGGTCCAGTTATTACCGGTCGAAAGAAAGTTCTTCCAACGCACGTTCTTAAAACGAATGCTCATACGATTTCCTGATTGCATGCTTCCACATAGACCGACCGCATAAGTTCCTTGAGCCGATCCTTCTCAAGATCGGTCTCGGAGTTATCGACGTACGAGTCGAGTAGTTGAGTGGTATCCTCAACAGAGATCTCATCGTCTACCTCAACGTTGTCACCAACGAACTCCTCAAAGTTCTCTGCGATCTTTAAGTCGTGATGATCGATCTGTTGTATTCTATCAATAAATCGATCAAATGTAAACGGATCGGTCTTGTTTACGACAACGACCTTGACGAATTTGCCATCCAGACGAGAGACGTCATAGTCCTCAAAGTAGTTCATTTTCTGATCATCATAGTAGATCTTTTCGAACATCGTGATCGGACAACGTACCGCCTCGATCTCTCGTGTCTCTGTGTCGATGACATGAAAGTACTTAGGATCGTTGGCATCGGCCCATGTGAACTCCATCTGCGATCCAAGATATCGAACGTTACCCTGTTGCGACTTTGTATGAAAATGACCGGAGAGAACAGTCTCGAACTTACTGAGTTTATCGGCGGACATGCCGTCGGTCGATTTCATACCGGGCATCATGTCAAATCCTGCGAGTTCTAGATGACCGATGAGCCACGGTGCGTCGCATCGATCGATGAATCGCATCGACTCCGACTGATTCTCGGCGTTGATCCAAGGCAGCATGCCGATGCGTAGACCATCGTAGTCCACTACACGTGGTTCCATGATCACGTTGACGTTGGACGTAAAGTAGCCAAGCAGTTCTTTCAGCGAGTTAAGATCGTTGGTCGATTTGTAGTACACATCGTGATTTCCAGGAATGATGTCCATTGTCATTCCCAGCTCGCTGAGGCGCTCAAGAAACATCTTGCGAGACGCGTGTTGCACCTTAAAGTTAATGTACTTACGATTGTCGTAAAGATCACCGGCATGAAGAATATGCTTGATGCCGTGCTTCTTCACATAGGGAAAGAACGTTTCCTCAAAAAATCGACGGTGATACTCAATGAAGATGTCCGAGGAATTACGGATACCAAAGTGAGTATCTGAAAGAACAGCAATCTTAGTCATTCGACGTGTCCAGCTCCATAAACATTTCGATTCCTTTAGGCGGTTTCTGTTTCTTTTCCTCCTTGTCTTTTTTACTGTACTCCTTCAGCAGTTCGTCTCGATTGTGTACCTGCTCGATGCGATCGCGAAGCTCGTCGACGAATGCGCGATTTCCTGCGTCGATATTAACATCACCGGTCTCTTCGAGAAACTCCTCGACACCCGCATCCTCCATGTACTTAAATCGAATATCCTGCTGTCGCTTTTCTTTTGCCAAACGTCGAAGAAACGCATAGTAGCAGATCTGCGTAAAATAAGAAAAGGCGTTAGGAGTACCCGTTCGCGTAGCCGTATCGATGTTGTAATTTGTAATGGCCTTAAGACAGTTCTCTACTCCGTCCATGACCATCTCTTCACGATATGTGTATCGAATGAAGTTTGGTTTATGCGACAGACCCTCGGAGATCTTTAGAAAACACTGAGCTATATAGTCCGGCACAGTGGGTACAGGCTCACCGGCAGCCTCGGCTTCATTTACCTTTTCGACGTAGTCCACGACCGCCTGAGAGAACTCTTTGTTATTCACATAGTGTTGAGGTGCGCGCTTCATAACTTCTCCAATTATTTTATAAAGACTATTATATCACAGTCAAAAGTATTTGTAAAACAGATTGGCTATTTACAGATTAATTGAACTGTGATATAATAATTTAGTCGCCGGCGGGCAGGGGAATATACCAGTATTAGTGGTACGTAGGTCCATGGGAGTTTGTATTATCGATTACAAGATTGTCGAATTCTGATTCAATATCGCTGGACGGTTCGGATGGTAGTGGAGAATCGTCGTTAACGCAGACGTTAATGTATTGACCCTTGACCTGGTCATCGCACTCGACATGAGAGACGACGTGCATCGGATTGATATAACACACGTCGGACTTTGATAACGGCTGCCATTCGTAGAACAGAAACGACATCATGTTATCCTTTTCAACGGTGTGAATCTTCATCGGTCTCTGCAAAACCATCAGTCCAGGGGATCGATCATCGGAGTCAAGTTCTTCTTGATCGAGTACGATCGCGATAAGTTCCTCACCGGTCGAGAGTTTAAGATGGCGAATATTCACGTCGCTGAGTTCTGTCATTTCAACGGTATCTCATATATTTTGAATTTGAATTTTTCTTTCGAATAGATCTTAATGCGTTCAGCCGAATGATTCAACGTATAGTTCTTGTGTTTTTTCCAGTGTAGGTCGTCAGCGATATCGTAGAGTGTGGTATCACGACCGTCGTCCGCCTTACGTAGTCCTCGACCAATCGACTGAAGAACGCGTATCTGCGATTTGGACGGTGATGCAAAG